TTTCTCTTAGAGCTTGGGGCGCAACGTCCAAGGAAGACGCTAAAGCTAAGGCTAAAGCGATCTCTAAGAGGAATATGAAGTGAGACCAGTATCTGTCGGAGTTAACCCAACAGCCGCAACGCTAACAACTGTTTATACAGTTCCTACGGGTTATTACGCCAAGTTTACTGTGATGTACATTCACAATACTGGTGGTTCGACTAAGCACATTACTGTTCAATGGTATGACGCAAGTGCTGCCACAACCTTGGATATTCTTACTAATTACGACTTTACATCTAAGCAATACCTTCAGTTTGATGGCAATGCTTATATCGTTTTAGAAGAAGGCGATAGAATTCAAATTACTACTCAAAGTGCAAGTACATTCAGTTTTATTGCCACATTTGAAGTTTCAGGAGCGCAAAGAACATGACCTACTTAGAACTTGTTAACGATGTGTTGGTTCGCTTGCGTGAAAGCACAGTATCTACTGTTAGCGAAACCGCTTATTCCGCTTTGATTGGCAAGTTTGTCAATGATGCCAAGCGTCAGATTGAAGACTCCTACACATGGAATGTTTTAGCACAAACAGTCACTATCACTACCGCTGCTGGCACAAGCTCTTATGCTTTGACAGGTGCAGGTCAGAAGTTTCGTGTTACTGACGCTATCAATACTACCAGCGTTATTACCCTAGATAACACCACTGTTGCGGACATGAACCGCAAGCTGAATTTTGGTACACCTTCACAGTCTATTCCTAGCGAGTTTTGCTATAACGGGGTAGATGGTAATGGCGACACAAAGGTTGACTTGTTTCCTGTCCCAAATGGCGTGTATACATTGTTGTTTGATCTAATCATTCCACAAGCTAATCTGTCTGCTGATGGCACTTCTGTCAAGGTTTTAGACTACTTAGTTACTCAAAGTGCCTATGCAAGGGCTTTAATTGAGCGTGGTGAAGATGGTGGAACTAACTCTGCCGAGGCTTATGCTTTGTTTAGAGGGATGCTCTCTGACGCTATTGCGATGGAAAGCACTCGTTATCCTGAAGACAACTTTGTGGCGGTTTAATGGCTTCTCAACTTCAAAGTTACAGTCTCTCAGCACCAGGCTTTTATGGCCTGAATACTGAAGATTCGCCTCTTGATTTGGGGTCTGGTTTTGCTTTGGTTGCAACTAACTGCATCTTGGATCAGTATGGTCGTATTGGTGCTAGAAAAGGTTGGTCAAGGGTTAACTCTTCCTCTGGTAATCTAGGTGCTAACGATGTTGGTGTGATTCATGAATTAGTCCAAAACGATGGAACATTGACTGTTCTGTTTGCTGGCAACAACAAGATATTTAAACTTGGCACTTCTAATGCGGTGACTGAGTTGACCTATGGTGGTGGCGGTTCTGCTCCTACTATCTCAGCAAGTAACTGGCAATGTGCATCTTTGAATGGCATTGCATACTTTTTCCAAACTGGTCACGATCCTCTGATTTATGACCCTGCCGTAAGCACCACAACCTATCGCAGAGTGTCAGAGAAGTCTGGTTATGTAGCTACAGTTCCTCAAGCCAACATTGCTATTTCAGCTTTTGGTCGCTTGTGGGTAGCTAATACATCTACAGACAAAGTAACTGTTACCTTTTCTGATCTGATTGCAGGTCATGTATGGGGTGGTGGTACTTCAGGCTCATTAGATGTTTCCCGTGTGTGGCCTAATGGTGCTGATGAAGTCATGGGCTTGGCAGCTCACAACGATTTCTTGTTTATCTTTGGCAAGAAGCAGATTCTTGTTTACTCTGGTGCTTCTACTCCTGCTTCTCTTGTTTTGAGCGACACAGTAGGCTCTATTGGGTGTATCGCAAGGGATACAATTCAAAGCATTGGTACTGACGTTGTTTTCTTGTCAGATTCAGGTGTTCGTTCATTGATGAGGACTATTCAAGAGAAGTCCGCTCCTTTGCGAGACCTATCTAAGAATGTTCGATTTGACTTAGAATCTTCCTTGGCGGGAGAAACACTGGCAAACGTAAAATCTGTTTATTCAGAAAAGAACGCTTTTTATCTTCTTGTTCTACCTGCTACTTTGCAAGTCTACTGTTTTGATACAAAGCAAAGTCTACAAGATGGTGCTTCCCGTATAACCAAATGGGACAATATTTCACCAACAGCACTAAGATCGTTGCGTAATGGAGACCTTTACATTGGCAAGAACGGCTACATTGGTAAGTATGGTGGTTATCTTGATGATGCCTCTACTTATCGATTCCTGTACTACACAAACAATGCTGACTTAGGTAATCCTAATCAGATTTCCATTTTGAAGTCTATTACTGCTGTGGTGATTGGTGGCTCTAATCAATTTCTTACAATCAAGTGGGCTTTTGATTATTCAGGTGCTTATCAGTCAGAAAACGTCTTTATTCCACCTCAAGGCTACTTTGAGTATGGAGTTGGAGAGTACGCAGTTGCAGACTACTCAAGTGGCATTCCAATTAAAGCATTAACAAGTAATGCGTCTAGTGCGGGTAAAATCGTACAAACTGGTTACGAAGCCACTATCAATGGCACTCAGTTGTCAATTCAGAAAATTGAACTTCAAGCCAAAGAAGGCAAGATAGGATAAACCATGTCTAATTATTCAAAATCCACTAACTTTGCAACCAAAGATAATCTTTCGCCTGGCAATCCTCTAAAGATTGTTAAAGGTACTGAGATTGATACAGAGTTCAACAATATTGCTACCGCCATAGCAACTAAGACAGATAACTCATCTGCCACAATTACTGGCGGTACGATAAATGGTGCGGTTATTGGTGGAACTTCTGCCGCAGCAGGAACATTTACCAACCTTACTGTTAGCACAGCCGCTACGATTGCTTCTGCCGCCATTAGTGCTGGAACAATCAATGGTGCAGTTATTGGCGGTTCTTCTCCTTTGGCGATTACTGGCACAAACATTACTGCTACAACAGGCTTTAGTGGCCCGTTAACAGGTGCAGTCACAGGTAATGTAACGGGTAATGTAACTGGTGCTGTTACAGGCAATGTCACAGGTAACATAACTGGCAACCTGACAGGCAATGTAACTGCGGCTACTGGTACTTCTACATTCAACAATGTGACCATCTCTGGCTCATTGGACATGGATAGTGGTACATCTGCAACCATTACTGGTCTAGCAAGCCCTACAAACGATTCTGATGCGGCTACCAAGGGTTATGTGGATGCACTAGCCCAAGGTATTGATGCTAAAGCCTCTGTGGTTGTGGCTACAACGGCTAATATCACATTGTCTGGCACACAAACGATTGATGGAGTTGCGGTTTCTGTTGGAGACCGAGTGTTGGTTAAGGATCAGTCTACTGCTTCTGGCAATGGTATTTACTTGGTTGCTTCAGGTTCTTGGACTCGCACAACCGATGCTGACACTTATGCTGAGTTGGTGGCGGCTTTTACCTTTGTTGAAAAAGGCACAACTAATGCTGATTCTGGCTTTATTTGCACGATAGATGCAGGTGGGACACTAGGAAGCACATCGATCACTTGGGCGCAGTTCTCAGGTGCAGGCCAGATTACTGCGGGTGATGGTCTTACAAAGACAGGTAACACTCTTAATGTAGGTACTGCATCATCTAGTCGTATTGTTGTCAATTCGGACAACATCGATTTGGCTTCCTCTGGTGTAACACCAGGCACTTACCAATCTGTGACTTTTGACACTTATGGTCGTGCAACGGCAGGAACGAATCCTACGACGATTGCTGGCTATAACATCACAAATGCTTATACCAAAACTGAGATAGATTCGATTTTTGGTTCGACTACTGCGGCAGCTACTTCTGCTTCTAATGCAGCTACAAGTGCTTCTAACGCTTCAACAAGTGCCTCAAATGCTTCTACAAGTGCAAGCAATGCGGCAACAAGTGAAACTAATGCAGCAGCCTCATACGATGCTTTTGATGACAGATACTTAGGTTCTAAGTCTTCTGCTCCTACTGTAGATAATGATGGCAATGCTCTCTTAACGGGTGCTTTGTACTGGAATACAACAGTAAGCACTCTGTATGTGTGGACAGGATCGGCTTGGACTCAAGCGGCATTTACTGCTAGTGGCTTTGCTACTTTGACAGGAACAGAAACCCTGACAAACAAAACCCTGACAAGCCCTGTCCTGACTACTCCTCAATTGGGAACACCTGCTAGTGGTGTTTTAACCAATGCTACAGGTCTTCCTTTGGGTACAGGTGTAACAGGAACACTTCCTATCGCCAATGGTGGTACAGGCGCATCAACTCTGGCAGGGGCTAATATTCCTGTTGTCAATGTTGCCAACACCTTTACTGGCACACAAACATTCTCAGGCACTTCATCAGCTACTGCCATTGTTCTAAACGATGCAGCAGAGGTAGCAACAGTTTCAGCTACAGCGGCTACAGGAACAATTAACTACGACATTACCACTCAGTCTGTTCTGTACTACACAAGCAACGCAAGTGCTAACTGGACTGTTAACTTCAGAGCCTCTAGCGGTACTTCATTGAATACTTTGATGAGTACAGGTCAATCAATGACTGTTGCTTTCTTGGTGACTCAAGGCTCTACAGCTTACTACAACTCTGCTGTTCAAGTGGATGGTACGACCTCTGGAGTGACTACTAGATGGCTAGGTGGTGCGCCTACTGCGGGTAATGCTAGTGGCATCGATAGTTACCGCTATTTATTGGTCAAGACAGGTAGTGCGACTTTCACAGTCTTGGCAAGCAACACACAATTT